CGCCATATTCCAATCTTCCCCCGTCCTCTCACTCTGACACGGTACGTTGATCTTGACGTGCTTACAAAGGTACTCCTGATACCCCTCAAATACCCTCCACGCATGATCTACACTCCCACGTCCTTGTTGACCTCTGGACTTGTTAAACCTGATCAGATACTTCATACAATCACTGGTGCTTGTTGTTGCACCCCAATGTTGAAATGTATGAACTTCAGTGGCTCAGTTCCCCCGTGTCTGGTAAAACTATGCGGTACCCAAGCATTTGTAAAAAACAACGCCCCCTTTCTTATAGGGAACATGAGCTTATGTGTCGCATAACTCACCACATTTGGATTGGCTTCTGGCAACTGAGTTAGTATCTTCCCCTGTCTTTCATCATCAACCACAATACTAGATGCATTTTCTGGCTCATTAAGGAAGTAAAAACCAACAATGTGATTTCCATCCCCATGAACGTGATCATCCATCCCTGAGAATTTGTAGTGCTCTTGACCCCACATAGATGTGAAATAAGTTACCTTATCATCCATCTTGTACCCTTGGCTATTCAAAATATTCCAAGCAGTAGAGGTTATGTAACCCGACAAATCCCTTATCCTCTCGTCCATAAACAAGTTGTCTGTCATCTTGACTGGGTACAACTCGTTTATTTCCCCCTTGTTCTTTGCTATCCCCTCATCAAACACTGCTAACGCACTGTCTAAATATTCTGGTTTTGAAATACTGTATATTGCAGTTGCAAAATACACAGCCATATCTAAATTGTCCATGCCACTCTCCTATTTGTTATAGGATAAGTATACTTTAACTTTGAGTTGGTGTTTCAATTATCCTGAGCAAAACCACAACCACAGAGATCACAATTCCTACAAACATCTGATGAATTGGGGTCAGCGGGAAAACAAATAAGAAACCCTGCATCACGGACAGAACCGCAATAAACAACGCCCAAAGAACGTGCTTGTCTTTTAATAGTGTGGTGAGTTGGTTCATATTCCTACCTTGGCTTTGAGTGCTTGGATTTCTGTTGCCTGTGCGGTAACTAATGCGTTAAGTTGTTGAATTGCTCTAACCAAGTATGGATCAAGATTTTTATTCAAACCAAACAATGTGTCTGTACCTGCAACTTCTTTTTCTTCTGGAGAAGCTGAATGGGTATTAACTTGTTCTGGAAATACTGTTTGATATTCTTGAGCAATAAATGATACATCTGCTCTTTTGCTAACAATGTAATCAAAAGATACTGGACGCAATGCAAGAATTTTACTTAAACCATCATCAATAGCAATTACATTTTCTTTAATACGAGCATCAGATGTGGTTGACCAAGTAGATGAGTTTGAACCATTATAAATACCACCCGCACCACCCGCTGAAATAAATCCAGAAGATGCACCTTTACCTGTTGCAGATGTATTTGTTGTGCAAATAACTAATTCATAAGAAACAGTTGTTCCTGATTGAGTAGCTCCGTTACCAAGGTAAGTATTAAAACTACCCCCCGCCAATCCATAACCAGCTCCATTTCCAAGAAATGTGTTAGACGCACCAGTACAAGTGTATCCCGCTTGAGTTCCAACTGCTACGTTTGTGTTTGAAGTCGAATTTGAATATAATGCTTGATAACCAAATGCTACATTAGATGCACCAGTAGTGTTTGTATATGCCGCTTGATACCCTACTGCTGTGTTGCTAGATGATGTGGTGTTGGAGTTAAGTGCTCCACCACCTACTGCTGTGTTGTATTGACCTGTGGACGTTCCATTTGTTCCTGCCATTGAGGCATCGCCAATAGATGTATTATAAGAACCTGTTTGATATTGCCCCGCATAAGAACCAAAAAATGCGTTTTGACTTCCAGTTACAGATAATCCTGCGTTGTATCCAACAGCGGTAGTTCTATTCCCTGAGACTTCAGCGTTTAAAGCACTAACACCAACCGCAGTATTAGTAGATACAGAACCACTACCTAAACCTACTGTTAGTCCGTGTACAGTTATATCAGCAGATACTGATCCGCCCGTTAAAGGCAAAGCCGCAGTAGACTGTGTTGTTGAGTCACTAAACGTAATTGATGGGGATGATCCCCCAATGACTGTGGTCATATTAAACTCCTAATTTGGCTTTAAGAGCCGTTACTTCTGCTGATAGTTCTTGGATTGCTTTTACCATTGTCGGTATCATGTCACCCATTCTTAATCCCAAAACAGTTAATTCATCGCTTTGTTTATAAGGCCCAACTAAATCAGATAAAACTGTTTCAACTTCTTGGGAAATAAATCCAGCAACATTAGTTGCAGAACCATCTTTCCAATCAAATCTTCTTGGCTGAAGTTTATTGATTTCAGAAAGTCCAGTTTCTAATGGTTTGATATTTGTTTTTAATGTTTGGTCTGAAATTGCTGTAATAGAAGTGCTAGTTGAATAAATCTGACCAGAACCTAAAACATAAAAAGTAGCTGAAGCTGATGTATTTAAACCAGTAAAAACAGAATTTCCATTTGCTCCTGCTTGTACTGTATATCCACTTTGAGAAGATGTAGGTGCAATACTTAATAAACCACTGCTAATTACACTTGTTGTTCCTAATTGCAATCTACCACTATTATCTAGTGTCATTGCTTGGGTGAAAGCGACTGTGCCCGTTCCTGCTCCTGCCGTATACCATTTATGAGAACCTTGGTCTAACGCATAAGCCGAAGCACCAGCGTTATTTATATAAATAGGGTTTGTCCCATTAAAATATGCGTTTTGATACAAATTAAGTGAAGTTGTGCTAAAACTCCATACAGAACCACTAGTAAGTTGCAAAGCCTTAATTGAATTACTAGTTCCCCAAGCACTAGGAGTAACACCTACACCTACGTTTTGTGAGTTATCTATCGTTACCGCAGTTGTAGCAACACCACCTGAAGTAGTTGTTTGTAAAGCCAATTGTCCAGTAGAGTCAGCAGTTTGTACTATGCCTGTAACTCCAGAGGAAACCCCGTTATCACTTTTTATCGTTGATGCCATGTTATGCTCCTACCTTTGCTTCTAGAGCTGTTACTTTTGCTGATAGTTCTTGAATTGATGCAATCATAAGAGGTATTAACTCTGTGTAGCGAACAGATAAATACTCTGTTTGATCATTGATTTCATTAGCATTTACTAGTTTAAAACTATCAATAGCTTCTGGAACAACAGATTGTACTGATTGAGCTGTAACACCTACCCTTTGTTTTTTCTCTTCATCAGCATTCCATGTAAACTTTATAGTTTCAATCTTAGCAATATCTGCTAATGGAGTTGTGTAAGTGCCTGTTATTGTCTTTAATCTTGTATCAGAATAAGCAGACCATGCTTGAGCATTATCAGCCATAGTAACGCCAATTGCACCATTATTTACAAAATATACTTGATTGCTAGTACCAACTTGTACGTCCCAATATTTACCAGCAGTTGCATTTGTATTTCTTGCAACCCAAGCAAATCCATCACTATTAGCTACTTGATAACATGGTCTTGTGGATGCAGATGTTAAAGCAGTTGTAGTACCAACCAACAAATTACCAGAAGTGTCTAGAATTGCTTGAACACCACTATTTGTTCCTGTTGAAAAAGTAATCGCACCTCCGTCAGACATCATATTAAAGTTGCCGACATTGGAATACAGCCATGATTGACTTGCACCAATACCACGGAAAGAATAAGAAGAGCCTGTTAAATAACAACCAATAACAGTAGAATTTGCGCCATTTTTTATGTTTGTGCCGTCATAACTTGCAGATGAAGGAGATGTTGAAACATCCAATTTATAAGAAGGACTACTTGTACCAATACCAACCCTTTGAGCTGTATCTATTGTTACCGCAGTAGTCGTGCCGTTAGTTTGTAGCTGAAGTACGCCCGATGTATCAGACGTATATACTAAGCCTGTCGTTGTCGTTGTTCCTGATGCAATTGAACTCATATTAATCCTTTATATTACACAACTACCCAGCGCTGACCGTTAGCCACCGTTACCGTAATTCCTGAGTTGATCGTCACAGGACCGACTGAAAAACCATTCGTCCCACTAGGGATCGTTGAACTGGTTGTCACCGTGGTCGTGTTGGTCAATATAGACCCACCACCCAAACCACCACCAATCCCACCCCACACCGAGCCGTTATAGCCTTCAAACTGAGCCAGTGTTGTGTTGTACCTCAGCATTGCGGTTGCTGGGGTGCCTGGGCGTTGTGCCGTCGTACCAGTCGGTAATTGTGCAGATCCAGTACTGTTAAATAAGAAAGTCGTATTTGTGGATGAATAAGTTAAGTTATTACCTATTCCACTGGTCGCCATTGTTTGAACAGTACCACTATTGTCCTTGTAGAACAACTTACCATCATAGTAATTAATAGCGAGTTCAGCACCTGTAGATCCACTTGTTAAATTGGATGCAGATGGTGTGTTGCCAGTAGTTCCACTGGCGTAGATCAAAATAGGCGTGTAGCCACTCTGCGACATATTAAATCCTTTTCACTATTGTATCTTTAAACATTAAAATCCTCCACCTGCAACAGCACCCCACACAGGAGTAGCAGAGGAGCCTCCTGAGATCATCACCTGTCCTGCTGTTCCAAAATTCGTAGTTCCTGAACCTGTGCCTGATGCCAAATTGGTGTTGAGTCCAATGGCACCAGATACGTTAATTACGTGTGCTGATTGACCAGTAGTTCCCCAAGCCAAATACAACTTTTTACCATTTCCTGAACCGACCGTAATATCCCCATCATGTCCTGAAAAATAAATTCCGTTATTGATACTATAAAAATCAGCGGGAACACTTGCACCTGAATAAACAGATGAATTCATACCAAACTCACCGTAATAAGATGAATCTGTGCCTAAATCATTACTTAAAACGTAATTAGTTGATGCTCCTGCTGTTCCGCTTGTATTTTGTAAAACAGCTTGTAAATAGCTACCTGAAACAGATGTACCTGATGCAAAACTAGAGTTTGATGCATTAAAAGTTAACGCAGGGGTGGTGCTCGTCGAACTTGTAGCCCCAATCGTAGGGGCATTGAAAGCAGAATTTGTTGCGTTGTAATTTAATGCTGAATTAGAACTAAATGCTCCAGTACCATTACCATAAGGTATATAACCAGTGGCTAATGTTGTAATTCCTGTACCACCACTTGATACTGGAAGTGTTCCAGTTACGCCCGTGGTCAGTGGCAATCCAGTCGCATTTGTGAGCGTCACCGATGTAGGCGTACCTAAAATTGGAGTCACAAACGTAGGACTTGTTGTCAATGCCACATTGCCAGATCCACTTGTGTTGTAACTTGCACTCCAAGCACTACCCGTACTTAAAGGGATTCCAGACCCTGGGTACACCATCGAGCTACCATTACTCGCACTGGTAATCTGACCCTGAGCGTTGACAGTAATGTTGGCACTCGTGTACGACCCCGCAGTCACCGCAGTATTGGATATAGCAATCGTTACCGCACTTGATCCGTTATAGCTAGATCCTGAAAGTCCAGTGCTAATAGTCAACGCATTAGGAGAGGAAGCCGTAATTGTTCCAGATCCACCCAAACTAATTGATGTACCGTTAACAGTCAAAGAACTGTTATTCAGTGCTGAATTAGGTAGGGCAGTAATCGTGTTTGTCGCACCACTGATTGACTTGTTGGTCAAAGTAGCTGAATTAGATGCAGTCAACGCATCCGTAATCCCGTACCCAGAAAGCGTGGTAGGTGTTCCAGTGATGGAAGTCCACGCAGGGGCGACCGTAGCACTAGAAGCACTGGTCAACTGACCTTGAGCATTTACCGTGAAAACAGGGATTGAGGTAGCAGATCCGTACGTACTGGCACTTACCCCTGTACTTGTGATAGAAATCGTTCCTGTGGACGTTATAGTGCCCCCAGATAGCCCCGTCCCCGCGGTTATCGACGTCACCCCACTATTTGTGGCAATTGACCCCCAAGTACTGTTTGCGTACCCCTCAAAAGTTTGCGTATCAGTGTTGTACCGAAGCATACCGTTGGTTGCACTAGGTCTTGCAGAGGTTCCACCAGAAGGTAGGGTAATGGAGCCAGTCCCTGGGATCACAGGGTTGCTAGACAATGCAACAACAGGTGCTGAATTGCCATTTGTAACCGTAATCTGGTTGCTTGTTCCCGTAACCGATGTAGAAGATATGGTCGTTCCAGATACTGTAAGTAGTCCAGTACCTGAATAAGACGACAAATTAGCCATAATCCCACTCAGAGACAACGTAGGATTACCCGTTGTTCCATCAGGATTAGATATAGACAATCCAGATCCAGATACCGCTATCTGCACCGCAGACATAGTACTTGCACCCGTCTTTACCTGAATTCCGTTGCTATTATTAAATAAAGCTAAAGGTGCCCCAGTCAAAGATAAAACATAACTTGACCCTGAGCCATTATCTGTACCAATCAAACCACTACTAGCACCTATATAACGTGCTCCACTCAGCGTGGGTTGTGATCCAACAGTCAAAAATGTCTGTGTTAAAACAGGTGAATTGGCTATAGCACTGACAGTAGTTTGAGAAGTAACCCCGTTTTGTACAACAGGTACTACCTCTGCCCCTGTCAGAGTCGATGCGGTAGGTAATTGTGATATTTGTACTTGTGCCATTATGAACCTATAACAATTTCGTCTTCATCACCATTTACCAATTTTGGATTGGAAGTATTTGTACCAGTTGAAATTATAGAGTTGCTGTACTGTCCTGTGATCAACTGATTGTTAGGAACTACCAACGCTTCATCAGGTCTAGGGAATCTTAGGTTAATCCTCTCGGTCTTTCTTGCGGGGAGGCGATACGGATCCTTCTCATCCCTACAACCCTCCTCACACACTTGTAACCCAGGGAAGTTAATGTCAGGACTCAGCGTGGACAAAGGACGCTTGAACTTGCACCTATCGCAAATCGCAATCGCTATACTCGCATACCCTTCTGTGTCTAACCATTTAGGCATAACATCACCTTGTGTATGGAGCTATATTCGGAGCCAAATAGATAGGAGACTTATCCCTTTCCTCAAGTTCTGCCATTTGGAAGTACTTCTCTGCTTGTCCTTCTAAGTACTGAATCCTTGGAATATCCACCCCAGGGAGTTCAATACTCATCTGATGAGCCAACATAGACTGAACCGCCAACATCCAACGATCTGGTATCTCCAATTGGTTTGTTAACGCTCCAACGTCCTGAATCTGCCTTGAATACCAAATAGTAGCCTGTACGAAAGCCGTCTGCGGTACCGGCCACAAATAAAACGTAGGTTGCGGTATCGTCCTATCAAACCAGTACTGATACGGTTGATTGGCAGTAAAGTTTTGGTTCGGTAGATTGGTGTAATCATCCCTGTTCAGACGTGACATCTGCAACAGTCTTGCATTGTTACCAAAGTAAAGTTCACGTAAAGATAGGGTTGTGCCCCCAGTAGCTACCATCCTGTAGTACGGGACGTTTTGCCCTGGGTCTATGTCTTGCCAAATCCACTGAGAATCCGTCACCGTGACGCTCGTTCCAGTGTAAAGAGTTGTCCAAGTAGTGCCATCAGAAGACGCTTGAAACGTGTAATTCCAAGTCTGGCTACCACCATCAGAGATATAAGGCATAAAACCTATAGATCCAATGTAAGTGTTCTGACCAGTGCCGTAAAACACGGAAATATTGCCATTTGCAGACGTTTGTTGACAATAAGTTGCGATATTGTCATCATAGACGTTAGCAACTGTACCCCCAGAGCTTGTTGTATAGCTACCAGAAGGTTGGTTCATTGTCCTATACAACGCATTTAATATGTCATTTGCACCGTTTGGCAAAGAATAAATGTATTGGTTGGCGTTTAGCCCTATCACATACTTAACCACCGCCCAGTACTGAATACCTTGGTTGATTAGGTTGGATAGGATGTAAAAAAGAGACTCCTTAGCGGACTGAACTTGTTCATCAGTCAACTCTTCGGCAAGTTTCCCCGCACGACGGGCACCATGATCTATCAGCGTTTGTACGCTAATGACCGTATTGCCAACAGTTCCTGAATAACTCATAGATTACCACCCTGGACAGTGCCATCTCTTCAAAGATGCTTTAGCTCTTGGAGCATCACCCTTAGAGTGCTCTACAACACCCGACATTCGGGCACAAAATGAATCCTTCCTAGCTCCACCCTTGGGTTGGGGTGCCTTTAAATGCGATCCAGTCTTAGCATTGTACGCATCACGACCCGCTTTTGTCATCCCTGCACCCTCATCAGTGCTCAAGAAGTGCCTACCCTTACCCTTAGTGGTTTTGCTAATTGGATTTACCATGAACAACCACTCGTTTTCTTCATTGATCCACCTTCTTTTTTCTTAGCTGTTTTAGCAGATTGGATAAACGCATCTTTAGTTGGAGCACCCTTTGACCCAGGTTTACGCATATGCTCAACAGGTAATCCTTCAGCTTTTTCATGTTTTATCCTCTCTTGTTTTTTGTGGATATTTTCATAAAGTCCACCTTCACTCTTGTGTGCTTTTCTTTGCATTGAATATGCAATCGCAAGTGCCTGTTTAACGGGTTTGCCATGTTGCACCTCAGTTGAGATGTTCTTTTCAAATGCATTCTTAGACTTACTTTTTATAAGAGGCATCTCAACTCCTTTAAGCTTGTGATTCTTGCCAAGACAAACGAGCAAAAGCAGTTCCGTTGGAACCAACCTGACTGACCGTTACATACAAGATGTCTGGACCATCGGGGTAGGTACCCGCTTGGCTTGTCGGCACTGAGTTGGACAATCCACCACCTAGTGCAGCGTTACCGAACGGAGCAACTGAGGTCAAGTCCAAAGTTGTCTGCCCCGCGGTGTTGGTAAAGAACGCAGCGATTGACTCACCACCACTAATCGTAGTTGCAGTATTGGTGTTGGTTGCCACCTGAACGATAGACGTTGTATTAGTACCGTTTTGTGTTGGTGATGCAAATGCACTGAATCCACTTGTTCCACCAATCACACCGTTCAAAATAAATTGAACTAAGTAACTTGTGGTGGTCAACATAGCAATCTCACGCATTTGCAACTGCAAACGGTTGATAATTTCCTTAACACCCAATGTACCAACAGTTCCGTTATCCACTGAAGGAGCAACACGAATAGCCATAATAGGTACAGCAGTTGTTCCAGTTGTAGATACCGCTGAAGTCATACCATAGTTGTAAATAGCAGATACGTCTTGCGTAAATCCACCATCCATCACAACAGATGAACCCCAATGAGATAACTGAGCTGCTGAATCAGGAGAAGCATACTCAACCGCAACTGGTGCAGTTGCTGAGTAAGTAAACGCTGTTGCAGAAGCACCACCAGTTGTACCACGTGTTAATCCAGTCAAAGTGGTAGAAGTTAAACCTGTGTAGGTAAAGTATTCAATTACACCAGAAGTACCATTTCCAATAATACGACCAGTACCACCAGAAGGATTGAATCCAGAGGTGCTTAAAACTGTAAGCGTAGTATCTGTAGTTGCAACACTTGCTGTGATTGTTGTCAATGGCACTATAGTATTTTGCTCATAGTGCGAAGGCAAGTTGCCTGAACGCATATAGGCTTGATACTGTATGTTATTGTTTTGGAAACCATAAACATAAATGATCTGACCATTTGTTGCTCGGAATCCAAACCTAGCTACCCCTGCACCGTACCAAGAATAGTCCATGTAGAACATTTGGACTTTGGTAAGGTCTAAGTTATAGCCTGATGGGTTAGAAGCAGAGTTTGATCCATCACAAACATCCCACCACTGTGATTGAGGAACTCTTGTCTCCACAACACGAGAAAGTAGTGCATTTGCAATAGTTGCTCCACGGTACTCAGGAGTTATATACAACTGTGTATCGCTAGTAATCGTTGTAACACGGTGCGTTTGACCACGAATCACAACATAATCACCAACAACCAACTGAGTTGTAAACTGAGTATTGGCACCAGTAATCAAAGAACTATTTTGTGTTGCTGTAACAGTACCAGTAATTTGATTTACGCTATTACGCAATACGCAATAAAGTGTTTGACCATCAAATTGGAAGAAAATACCGTTTTGACTATCAAAGAAACCAATCTTATTGCTTGAACCATACCAAGAATATGGGCTAACGTGTGGGATTGCAGGAACGGTACACGTTGCTGGTGTGGCACTTGGCGTGGTCGCAGCGGTATAGGTAAATGTCAACGCTGTTGGTACAGAGACAATCTTAAAAATACCGTTATATGCAGACTGATCAAACCCTAATACTTGAACATACGTGTTAACTGTCAAGTTATGTGGAGTTTTGCTCGTTACCGTAACAGTTGTACCAGAAGAAGTAAGTGTCGTAAAAGCAATCTGTGGTTTAAGGATAGTTCCTGTTGAGAACTGAATACCTTTACCTGATTGGTAACGGAAATAACGACGAGTTTGACGGAACAACTGTTGATTAGGTACTGAAGCACCCGCTGTAAAGTTGACAGATCCATCATATGCATGTGTATCTACCCATCCAGAAGGACGAGAGTATAAGTTTGTTTGACCAGCGGTATTTGCAATCGTCGTTGATGGTGTTCCATTGACGTTAGTGAATGTAAATGTCGTAGCACTTGGTGTAGTTGCTACAGTTTGTGAACCATTGATTTGTGTTGCTGTAGAAGGTCCTGTCGTACCAGTAATAAAAATTGCTGAGTTAACAGACAATCCATGTGGGAAAGATGTGGTAACAGTTACTGTAGAACCTACAAATGTAAACGCTGTTGTGCCAGTTAAAGCAATACCACAACTTGAATATGTATAGCCTTGGTAGCAATATGTTGTTGTAGCAGAGTAGTTATTAACTGTAGTAACTGGGTTAGCCACTTGAACAGTAATTGATGTACCCGCAGACACACCCGCTACCACATACGCCCAACCTTGAGCATTGGGGTCAATGGTGTCTTCAATAAAAAATGGTGTACCTGTTGCAATCGTCACATTTGATGAAAACGTAACCACCAATTGATAGGTATTTGCTTGATTACCAGTAATTGCAGATACTGGTAAAGCAGAATTCGGTAAGTAATATAAAGATTGACGATTGTTTTGTAAGGAAACTTGTTCCCACTTGGTGGGTTGTTGTCCATACTCAAAGTCAGTATCAATCAAAGATTGAGGAGTTGATACTCTGATTTTGTCTACAGCATCATAAGCACCAGATCTTTGTGCTTGTTGGAGACGTAATTGATTGTCAGAATTTGACGTGGGACCAGTATAGACTGAGAGTTCAGACATATTTCACCTATTAGAGTAGTGGGAGCCGAAGCCCCCACCGATTTTCACTTTTTAGCTCTACCGCCATGCTTTCTAACAAGCGGTGGATTGACAAAACCCCTACCTGCACCTGCGTTTCTCGGAGTAATCCTTGAAGCTTCAGTATAGGCTTCAGTGTCTTTAAACCTTTGTTTAGCATCTTTAACATCTTGCGGAGATACATCTCTTATATCTTGATCAGTAGGAAATTGCATTCCCCCATCCGCATGATGCTGAACTTTACCACCCTTTTTGAACGTACCCGCTAAACGAGTAATTGCAACGGGAGGAGACGCTGGTTTGCGACCTTGAGGCATAGCCACAGCAGAACCCTGTTTATTAACAGTGCCCCCCGTGGCGAAGTGCTTTTTTGAGGCTTTACCCCCATGCTTGTATCCACCACCATTGCCTTCTTTAACAGCACCAGTAGTCTGGAGTCTTACCCCAGGCTTGGTTGTGTCGGCAGGGCGATCTTCCCAATCACCACCCTCAATAGTGTCTTTTAGGTTGAGGTCAGGAGCAGCGTGTCCACCCTTGGCAAAGTGATGCTTACCACCGTGCTTGTGATGAGCCTTACCACCGTGTTTGAATCCACCTGCGTTTGACTCTTTCACCTCGCCAGTACCGTGTACTGAATCATGGTGCTCACCATCCATCATCATGGTGTTCTCAAATCTCTTGGCAACATTGTCAGAAACAGTGCCACCAATAGCGTACTTACCACCCTTGCACATAGCCTTGTGGTGCTCTGCCATCTTGTGGTGATGGTGAGATCCACCCTCTTTGTGCATCTTGGCGTGGTGTTTAGCCATAGCCTTATGGTGCTCATGTGATCCCTCTGGGTGACCAGAGATCTTATGAACCTTTCCACCATGCTTATAACCACCGCCATTACCTTCTTTGACCATGCCAGTGCCATGAACCTTGTCATGGTGCTCACCGTCATGCATCTCAGTCTGTAAGTACTTAGGAGCATCATTCTCAATAGTGGTCTTAGTCTCGAACTTGTCGATTTCTTTGCCCATAGCTGAACCACCTTTTGCAAAGTGCTTCTTGGCATGACCACCTTTCTTAAGACCGTGATGAGCTTTAGAAGCTTTCTCATGCTCGTGGTGCTTGAGTTCTTTCTCGACCTTCTTGATTTCACGCATTTCAGCTTTTTCAGCTTTTCCACCCTCAGCGTGATGAGCTTTACCACCTTTTTTCATCAAAGGAGTAGGCATCCCTTTCATCGCTGCACGTCTTTGTGCCAAAGCACCCATGACGGGAGCGGGGATGGGAGCCATGCCACCACGTGCTGGGGCATTAAGCATCCCACCCATAGCTTTGTGCATTGTCTCGTGACCATGTCCTTCGTGCTTTCCACCCTTCTTGTGATGAGCAGAGCCACCCTTTTTGAGCTTCAGAATAACTGATGGTTCATCAGTCAACATCTTTGGCATTTGGGAAAAGCCAGAACCAGATTTAGTTGTTTTAGCCATTGTTTAGTCTCCTTAAGCTTGGGTAATACCAAGCAAACCTGTTGCCGTAGCATTAGGACCAACTTGAATAGCGGTTAAACCAAGTGTAAGCACTAGTCTAGCCAACCCGTTTAATGTACCACCAGGTGTATATGTACCACGAACGTCAGGAGTTACGGAGGTAGATGTGAACTGGGGAACCATGCTTGAGGCACTTGCTGTATAAGATCCAGTAGCCGCCAAGAATGTACCTGCAAGGTAGTTTGCTTGACTTGAGGAAAGCTTACCAGTTGTAGCATTGATGTATGTCCACCAGTAGTTAGTACCTGTGCTGATACCAGTTGGAGGCGTACCTGTGAACTGAACGATTGTTCCACTTGCAGGTGAATAACCAACAGTCAACACGCCAGGAGAAGCAATTGTCCAACCCGTTACAGCTTGTGTAGCGTAGTTGGTCGTATTTGAGTAATAACCCAAAGCCAATGTACCAGAGTCGTTAGACAAAGATCCACTGAATCTGTTGCTTAAAATATAAGCGTAGTCGGAGATACGTGCAGGGAGTCCAAGCACGTTAGATGTATCACCAGTCATGCTGATACCAGAAGCTGCTCCAAACGCAATTGAATACACTTGGAAGAAAGCTTTACGTCCAACCACTTGAGTAGCAGAAGATGTACTGTTTAAGATGATCTCAGTCATAGGTTGACCGTAATAATCGTATCCAGTTACAGTTGCTGATACAGCAGTAATTGAGTTAGCGAATGTCAAACCAGTGTTTGTACCAGAAGTAACTGTAGTTACCGTTCCACCAGAAGTGGTTGTCAGTGTGAAGGTTGTAGTACCGTTTGTTGCGGATATCAGGTATGTACCCGCCGCAAGTGTAGAAGTACCAGAGTTAGTACCAGTTACAGTCACTGTCTGACCAACTGCCAATCCTGTGAGTGGAGTTGTTGCAACAGCAAATGAGCCAGTTGTATTAGATGAGGTAATGTTTGCAGTTACAAAGGTAGCTGCGGTAAACGAACCAGTAGTGATTGCCACTGCTCTTGGATAATCAAACTGAACAACAGTCGTACCGTCACCACGTACAACACGAGTCGTACCTGCTGTAGCACTTGTGTTCGCCAGTGATGTTCCACTGTATGTTGTTGCTGTTGTTGGTGTTACTGATGCTAAAACAGCAGAAGCAGTACCAACAGCTGCGGTCGTGTCATACAAAAATGTACGACCCATTGGACCAAATCCAGTGCCCATTGGGGATGGATCACCATAATTACTATTTGCATTCGTACCAGCGTACGATTGTGCGGAACCTAAGAAGAGATCATCGCTAAATTGCGGCATATTTTTTTCCTTTTGGGCATGAACCCGTTAAGAATTTAAAAAAGGGGAGAGATTTGACTCCCTCCCCACTTGGATTACACGCCAGGTGTACCGAAGAGAGCACGTGGGTCTGTCCAACCCAAGGCATAACGCTCAGTAGCCTTGTAACGCATAGAGTCAGTCTCGAAGTCACC